TAGTGGAATTAGTCTTAACAACAGATAACGAGGCCCAAATCATGATTTTAAATAGTGAAAACTAGCTTTTGGAAAAGAGGAGTTTTATGCCTATAATTACAAAATCAATATCTAAATCTGTTTCCAATCAAAAGTTTCAAAAATCCATCGCAACTCAATTAAAACCACAAACGGTTTCAGTGCTGATAGGTTCTATTCCTATCAGTACTTATTTTGGTGATGATATTATCAACTTCTACAATCAGTATAAAGATCAGCCAGGTGTAACATCTTCTTTTAATCTTGATATTAATTTCACCAATAGTAACTACAAAGTAATAAGTATTGATAAAAAATTTCGTTCGGATGGGCTATCTATTAATGATCGAGCAATCAGATGGGATGATGTGATAGATATTTATGCGAACATAATGGTGCCTGTGCAATATGATTATAATTACTCAGCGGAAAACTTTTTTCATTTGGATTTTAATCCAAGCCCTGGACATCGTTATACAGTAGCTGAAGATCATTTTCATCAGTGGATACCAGGTGATGTAGATACGGTAAAAAGTTTCGAAGAAAAAGATAAGCCAACAAATGAATTACTGGCCAAGCAGATACATGTTTATTTGCGGCCAACAAGCATCTATCATAATACAAATAATTCACTTGAGCTAATTGAAGGCACCACGAATATCCAAGCAATCTATCATACAGATGAAGAGCATTGGTTTGAACCGGATGACTATTATTATGATCCAACTATGCTGAGAATTGGAAAATTCCAAGTTCAAGCGAATTCTTCTATTGATAAGGATATGGTTATTTTGGATACACGAACACGCGGCGGAGGACTAGATGAAGCATTACCAAATGATTTAATTCAAAGAGTGAATCAAGAATCTATGTATCATTGGGATATCGGATACCATGATGGAATGGCCTATCAAGAAAATGGAGTCTTTATTATTCGGCTGCCAAGAAGTATCCTCAATGATTTTACTGAAACAGATGTGCAAAATGCCATTGCTAAATATAAAGCATATGGAACCTTGCCAATAGTTGAATATTATGACCCGGAACCAGTTGATTATAACATCATACAAAATTTTGATTTTAAAAACAGTAAACATATTGGCCAATACAATCCTGCTCTAAGTAATGGAAACTATGTTATTGATGTTGATAATTCGGATCATGATGCAGATGGAATCTTAAAAATCATGAAAAATGCCAAGTACTCCATTACGATACCGTCCACACAAATAAATTTTGCATCTTATTTAATTTCCATTAAAGCCAGATTGGATGCTAATTCATCTCAAAGAAAAGTGGCTGCCATTCACATTCTTTATGAATCTGGCATCACCGAAACTATATCAATGGGAACAGTCACAAGTACCAGCTGGATTGTTTACCAAAAAGAAATTACACCTAAATCCAATTTAGTAAAAATAGACATCGTATTAAATGAAGATGGATCTTCAGCAACAGGAAATCTGTTCATAGATTATGTTGAAATGGTGCCAGTCTTTAGTTCAAATGAAAATTTAGAAATTATTGAGGTTTAGTGTAAATGTAACGCGTTACATGATAAAATAGAACCAGGCAGTTTTTTTTTGCTGCCTGGTTTTTAAAAGGAGGAAGAGGTATGCCCATTTCCAATACAAAAGATATATTGACCTTTGTAAATTCATTAGAAAGTCAATTAAATGCACTAAAAGATGATATGAATGCTTGGGATGCAAATAAATCACAAGTATTATCTTCTATTGATCAAGTTGAAAAAAATCGTGTTAATGCCCTTAGTGCTATTGTAAAAGCAGAGGATGCACTAGCTGAAATCAATACTGCTACATTTGGAGTTGTTGCTCAAAAAGGATTACGTCTTCAAAAACTTTTGGAAAGCTTAAAACAGCAAATGATTGATATTGCTTCAAATGCGACAGGTGTTGGTGGCGGTGATCCCGTTGTCAATGAAGAAGTGCATAATGCAGTCGCAAGTGTAGATCTTGAAATTGAAGATGGATTAAAGTTGGATTACCGTCTACGCCGTATTCAACAGATGGCAGAGATTGGTGAAAGAGATTTTATTGTTCCTTATAAGCTTGAAGTCTCAACTGTCATGACCACTAATACCATTTCAGCTCCATCAGATAACGGTGTAGAATTTGTAAATGGAGATGTAACAGTTTTAAATGGCTCAGGAGAAAAAGGCATAATTGGTTCTAATAATGCTCTTATTGCAGGTAAAATTGATGCTACTGGTCTTATTACATTGGATGAAGCGCCAAATCAACCAGTTCGATTGTATTTCCCTGTCCGGCTAAAATTTAAAGATATCCCGGATGATTTTTTATATTATATGATGCAGATGATGGTTTCAAAAGCAAGTCCTTTAATGGAAATGCTCCTGAAGTTTGAAAATGAAATGAATCATCTTATATCTGACATAGAAGCCATGAAAGGGCAAAATTGGACCATTGATCACAGTATCATGGACAACCAAAAGCAAATTATTAAAGAAGCTATTACACCAAAAGGACTTTCCATTCAAGTACAAGATGGAATGGTACATGCTATCTTCAGTTACAATGATCATCCGTATTTAGATCACTTTGTTTTAGAGAAATGGGATGAAACCAAAAAAGACTGGGTGCCAGCTGATGGTGAATATGGGATTATACCAAAATAAAAGGCAGCTTATTTGCTGTCTGTTTACATATAAGAATAGAGGATAGGTGGAACAATATGGGGCAATATTTAGATAAGTTTTTGTTAACCCTTTCGGATACACAGCGGCAAAAAATGCTTGAGTTACTGGAAGTAAAAAAGGCACAAGGTTATATTAAATCAGATATAGAGTTAAAAGCTGAGATTGATCGGCTAATGAACTATTTGCAAAAAAATGACGGCACACCAACCTTCCAAGCAAGACTTCAATCAGAAAAAACCAATTCTGCAAATTATAATGCCAACCTAGAAGAAATTGCTTTTGATTTGTCTACCGTGTTTTCGGCCTCTAATCAAGTGGAACAAATCATGATGGATAATCAACAGCTATCTCGATCTTTGCTGGCAGAGTTACGAAAAAACATTTATGCTATCGATTCAAAAGTAGAGCGGTTAAAACTCTTAATGAAAAATACAGATGGTTATGCAGATGGTGTGCATGAACAATATAAATCACCGCAGTATACAGAAACAGATGAAACACAATTAAATATCTTGCGCAAAGACCGATATGGTCAATCTTTAGCGGCTTCTGATCAGGCAGAAATTGCAGCAGATTCTCTCCAATTAGGATCTTATGAATCTGTAGATCAATTAAAAAATCCGTATGGAAGAAAGCTCGCTACGATTAAAGTGTTAAATCGCACTGGCGTGGTAGCTCAAAATTCAAATAATCCAATTGATAATGCTATTGATGGTTCACAATCTACGTACTGGGCTGAAGTCATTTTAGCTGATGAGCCGATCACACAAGATATTGATGACTTATGGGAACATGATTATGTGGATTACCCAAAAGATGGCGCAATGTGTGAATTTGAAATCACATTAAATGGCATTACTACTGTTTCAGAAATTATATTTGACCCTTATGTCGCCTATCCAATTGAAATTGTAGCAATTCATGGATATGAATCTACAGACCATATTGGAAAGGTGTATGAGTTGGTTTCTCCTAATCACGTAAATCCTCATCAGCGAAGCAAAAAAAGTGTAGGTTCTATCAGTTATCAATTTCCATCTGTTGATGTAGCCAAAATTCGCATCTTAATAAGGCAAGAAAACTATGTAAAAGAAAATTATATCGTGAGTGTAGATCAATTAAATAATATGGAGTTGTGGAGTAAATTATCTAGCTCGACAGATTTAATGAATTTATCGAATGAAGCAATTGACGATAAAATATCACCAGGTGAAACTGTAGCTGAATTTGATAAGAAAAATGAAATTACTGGATGGACACGCTATTTATCAGCACTTAAAGATTGGGCAAGTCAAATCGGACCAGCCTCGCAAGGAGTAGTGGATGCGGCTAAAGCAGCCATGAATGTAATTCGAACTGGTAATTATCAAAATCCAATGCAACTTGCCTTACGCGCCATAACAGATACAGGTAAAACCAAAGCAGTAAATACTGGGGAGTTGTCACAAGAATGGCAAGCTGTTTCCAAGCTATCTTATTTATATGGTTTTTATAATATTAGTCTTACTGGTAGAAAATACTTATCACGCTCTATCTATGTAACAAAGCCGCTACCTATTTCCGGGAACTTAAAACGCATTAGTTTGATGACGGAAGAAAAGCATCATGATATTGAAATTGAAAATGGAGATCAGGCTAGAATCACAGATATTGAGTATTATATTACGTATAAAAAAAATCCTGATACAGAAGCATGGAAACCTATATTGCCTGGTAATAAGGAATTTGTTCAGGGTGAATTATTATTTGGAAGTATAACAAACAATAATCATCCAGAATTAGATAATACCATTCAGTTTAGTTTTCGATTTCCTATCGTATCTTCTGATACAGTTGTATTAAGAAGAGATGGCATACCTGTTCCAAGAGAGCAATATAGAATATCAAATGATGGAACTATGATTGGAATACTTCCAACATATTATGCTTCTACAAGTATATACACAGTAGATTATAAACCAGTGGATTCAGCATATTTCGTTGAAATTGATGACACAACGATTCAGCCTATGCAGTACATTAATAGCCATGGGGGAACAGGGGAGCAATTTGATCAGCCAGATGATAATAAAACTGTCACCTTGCAGCATACACCATATGTATTTCGATCACATGTTTTCCAGTATGATAGCAATGTAAATCAATACATGCAAGATAATACTCAATTAGAATCGAATCAACTTTACTATCCTGTTACTGTTCGAGTAAATGGAAAAGAATATAAAAATATTACGGACTATTCCTATGGAACTTATGACCCGGACCGACTGCAAACTGAAAACAATGGTCAATGTTTTGCGCAAATCGGCAATAAGATTTATTTTCCTACTTCTGCTTCTGGAGAGGAATTAAAAAATATTACAGTTGATTATTATTATGTTTCTACTGAGGTTCGACTAAAAGCCATTTTAAGACGCAATAACGCGGGATATGAAAGTGTTACACCATCTCTATATAGTTGGTCGTTAAAATGTCAAACTTATGATTTAAACGGAATTAATAATTAGGAGGGGCACAATGCCGCAAGATTTATTAAAAAATAACTCGCAGCTATTATATCTGCAAGCCAAGCAGAAATTTGAAGTAGCCAAAAAAAAGTTTGAAGATGGATCGATTAAGACAGAAACTAGTTTAATTCAGTCTGTTTTTCAAGCCTTCCAAGACTTCTTTGTGTCCATGGGACGTCCCATGATGATTCCTCGATATGCGATTCAAGATGGTCCGCCGTGGTCTGAGGATTATAACAATATGATGTTGGAAATTAAGCATGATTTAGAATTGCTTTTTCAAGAAATTAATGTGCTAAGTGAGGCATTGTATACGGATTTTAATTACAATATGGTGCAATATAATATGATTACCAATGAGTATAATCAAATCTTGGATAAACTGAAGAACTTGGAATTAGTAGCCACGAATCTCACAGACAATGGAAAAATAGTTTTCTGCCGTAATGATTTTTTGAATCAGAATCAGATAGACTTTCAACGCATTGTAGATAAACCGGTTCATATAGATCATGGAATGGTTTCTCTGCCTAATAAAAATGCGCAGAATACAGCAACTGATGCACAAGTCACGATTATTGTCGGAAATAAAACCTATCAAGATTTTATTATTGGGTCAGAATCAAATGGATTTCCTGGAAACAATCATGAAATTACCGTTACACCAGATGGGACAATGACGGGTAGTGACTATTTATATCAATTTATTGGGGCCAAAAATAATCATAGTTCCTATGGGGCTGTCTTAGATGGTAATGCCAATACATGGTTTGAATATGAGATGGTTAATATTCGAGATCTAGATAAATCAGCTGTTGCGAAGAATTTAGGATTAGACTTTCAGGTATATGGGAGTCAAACCATTACTTGGGCTAGTGAACCAACTGATAATAAATTAAAATTGCATATGCAGGTTCTATTACCGGAACCAAAACAGATTAATAAAATCAATCTCAATATGTATACGCCGCCAAATGTTGGAGCCAGGCCGGCTATTATTAAAAATATCATGATTTCAGATGGAAAAAGCGAATTACAGTCCATCATGCCAAAAGATAAAAAAGATGATGATTACAGCTTTACATTCTCTCCACGATTGGCAAAAATTATCTCGTTTGAATTTGAACAGCCGTATAAATATTTTTGTGACATCGGACATATCTACTATGAGCAAAAAAAAGAAATCACAAACACATCTGCTTATGTATTTGATGCTATCAGTAAAAATCATACTGGAAGTAACTTGCCTAGAGTAGATGGACCACTAATGGGTCTGCAAGATATAGGAGTTGAAGTAAAGTTAGCCAATTCATCTGTTGAAGCTTACTATCCTTTGCAAGATGCAGAATCCATGCCAAATGCATTGGAGGATGTGTTAAATAATCTGACAGAAAATCTTAATAGTGAGAACATTGATATTGGAATTGAGCGCTTTGAAGGATGGCGTTATTGCATTGGCATCCGGGATATTGAAATTTGGTCTTGTGAGTATTTAGAATCGGCTGAAATGATTACAATGCCATATTATTTCGATAAGCCGCTCGATAAAATATCTTTATCAGTTGATGAAATGATTCCAGAAGATTTTTATAGTAATTTGACTGAAAAATATCAATATCTGTCCTATTACATTAGCATTGATGATGGAGCAACTTGGTACCCTATTACACCATTGGAGCGGCAATCAGTTTCCAATGTAAAGGATATACCACCAAAGGTTTATACTATTCAACAGGTTTCTTCAGAAAACCAACAAATGACTCAGCAAATAGGATATATAGAATCTACTTATCCAGTTTACAGTGTAAGACTTCGTGCAACATTCAACCGTCCAGACGATGATGTACACAAGTATGCATCTCCCATTTTAAAAAGCTACACTATAAAAGCTTATTTGAAAACAGATAATGATGCAGGTGCACCTTCAAGTCAAAGAACTCATGACATTGAAAATGATGTGAATACTACTGATATGCCTTATTTCTCTCCAGTATCAAAAAATTGAATGAGAGGTGAATGATATGGGAATAAGACAAAATCAGATTGCAAGAGCAATCGAAAATATCGTGAAATATTATCTGTTTCATGGACGCTATCCAACCATGCAAACCATTACGTATCATTTTAGTCAATGGCTGCGGGAGAACAAACCAGGTTCTCCGTCTTTCTCACCATTGAAATTCTTACGCAAAGAAAAATCTAATGCAACACGTTACAACGACAACATTCGAATGATTTATACGGATATAAGTGATGCTTATGATGCAACCATTAATCAAACATTAAAGGTCATGAATGACTTTAACTTTGCTGAAACAGAACGAAAAAAATTGCGTCAAGAACTGCAGACCATTTCCAAAAAAATTGATGAGTTAATTCTTTTTTCCAAAGATCCATCATCTATGTCTGAATCCATTATTGAAAACTTTACAGATATGAGCATGATTGATAATACGAAAAGTACGGTATATGCCAACATTGATCTGCAGGAAATTACATTAAAAGAAAACAACAGGCTAAGCAATAAAGTTTTATTAGTAGGATCCAACACCAAATTTCAAGCCTTAACTCCGAATGTAAAAGAAGCAGCCATTGAAACGATTAATAATGCCTTTGATGATAGCCTAAATACAGCATGGTGGCATGTAATTAAAACAAAAGGCCCAGGAACTGTTAGAGCAGAGCTTGCGATCCTTTTTACACAAGAGGAAGAGATCAATACGATTGAATATGTAGCTCATCATGGCAATCCCGTTTTAATTCAATTGGAATACACAACAGATGGTTATACTTATACACCACTACCAGGCTTGAATAATAAGAGAAATGTGGTAGACAAGGAATCTTGGAGTTTTCCATTACTCAAAGTGAAAGGAATAAAATTTACATTTGAAAAGAAGGATTACGATGACAATTCAGCAGGGGTCTACAACTACTACTTCGGAGCAAAAAATATATCCGCTTATAAAAAGAATTATTTATCAGATGGGGTGTTGTATACCAATCCCTTTGTCTTCCAATCAACTAATATTAATATGGTTACATTGCTGGCTAAACATGAAATACCATCAAATACGAGCATTGATTATGAAGTGGCTCTTTTAGAATCTGAACAAGATCCAGAGAGTGTCATTTGGTATCCAATCAGTTCTGCGGATGATTCTTCGCCGCGAGCACCAAAATTAGTAGAATTTAATATTAGAAGTTCAAAAAATATTGAGTTTACATCAGCTGAGGCCACACAAGAAGTAATCAATGGCATGAAGGTTTTCCGCTTATTACAATCAGATAAAACTCCAACTATACCAGATAATGTGAATGATATACAAAATCCTCAATTATTAAGAGGAATTAATCAATGGAAAAGAGAAAGGACTTATATTCCATTTACAGGAGATGTGCCACTTAATCATATGTGGAGCGAGATGTTACAGAGCCGGCCTTCACAAATTAGAACGGACTATTTACCGATTAGTAATATCTTATCACTAAGACGCTTAAACAGTGGACTTCAAGATAACTTTTATCGTTTTACAACTTGTATTTATTATGATGAAGCAAAAACTGCTCCTCTAAGTCTTGCAATGGTTCAAAATATCAATGGAATTAACACACGATTAGGAACCTATACCGTTTATTTAAATGGAGAACGAATGATTTCCTCCAATGAAGAAGTATCATTGAAATTTAAAAATGGATGGAATCAAATTCAAATTCTTTACCATTGGGGAGATATGACGCTTCGAAAAGATTACACTCAAGATCAACTGCCAATTGAAACAAGATTAGGAAAATTTAATTTCATGGAGCAAACGAAAGTCCGCGCAGATTTAGAACCATTAGAATGTGTCGATAAACATTCTCTTTACTACAATGTATCGCCAAACGATCGGAATTACTTTGCCATTTATGATCAGCAAATTGTATTAAACTATCTGCCAGACAATTGTATTTTTCAATTATCTTATGAGTTGCCAAATGTTGAAATCAACAATAATCAGATATTAGTAAAAGCCACTTTTAAGCGAAGTGCTGATGCGCCAAATTTAACACCAAAATTGTATAGTATACAGCTGCAATCGAAATGAGGAATTTGGAATGGATAAATATAAATTTCCTAGTATCATGAAACGAAATGCCCGGTACAGGGGACAAAGAGAATCAGAAAAATATCTTTTAAGCCATCAAGAACAAGTATATGACATTCATATGAATTATGTAGATATTGATCAACTCACCAAGACTCAAAATGAATTAACAGCTTCCTGGTTTCATAATGAAAAATCTCCTAATCCCGTAAATATTACGTATGCTCAAGAAAAAACATTTGAAACCAATGAAAAACAGTCTAATTACCCGATTATCCCTGGTATGCCTAAAAGCTCATTTTCGAATATTGTTGTAAAATTAAATGGAGCCACATTAAATCTTAATTCAGATTATACATTGTCTAATGGATATCTTATTCTGAATAAACCAGTTAATGGCACTTGTCAGATTTCTTATGTGATCACGACAACATTATCACAATCGAATATGACAGGGCTTTATGATCTTAAACTTAAATTACAAATGATAGATGAACGATTAGGAGAAATAGAAAGGAAAAGACAATCTTATGAGAATACCTATTAGCAAAGGTGGGGGAGCGAAATTTCGTGGCCCAACTTCTTCACATGATTACAATGTAAATGAAGATGATAAGTATTCAGACTTGATTGAGTTATATAAACAAAGCAATCAAAACTTGCAAGATCTTACAGAAGCACACCAGATTATTTTGGCAGAACATACTGCACTTCAAAATTATGTTGCAATGCTGGAAAATAAAGTGGCCACTTTGGAAAGTCAGCTTGAAAGCATGGAAGCATCAGGAGGATATGATACAACCTTTTTCAAAACCAAATTTGTTCAAGATATGAGGACTCACTATCCGAATCCATCTCAAGAAAATGGAGATACCAGTTTGCGTGCAGATATCGATTTACAATATCGATATGCAACTCTACCACTCATTCATCAAATTCCAAAAACGCATGTGGTAAACGAAAAAACAAACGAAATTGTTATTCCTTCTGAACTAAATGTCAATATCAGCCGCTCAAATACAAAGGGGACGGTTGAAGATAATAATATCTTAAATGCATTTAATGGGGACAATGATTCATTTTGGCAACGTACTGTTTCTTATAATGTTTCAGAATGCCCAGATAATGAAGATGTAATTTTGGAAATAAGCTTACCTTCACATCTTGTAAATAATCTAAATATCAATTGTATTCAGATACACCCGCATCCAGAACGTGGTGTTCAAATAAAAAATGTCGAGATCAATTATCAAAATGCTTGGCAAACCATTCCTGGATTCTTGCAAGAAGATGTTGCGATTATTAACAGTAATGATTTATCTCCCCGCAAGAAATGGTTTTTTTCTGATATGCCTGTGCAACAAATACGCATTACACTTGTACAAACAAACCCATTAGACATAAACGGAAAAAAAGTATTCGTGCTTGGGGCGCAAGAAATAGGGGTGTATCTGTCATTATTTGAACCAGGAGGTGGAATCATTTTAACGCCATTCGAGATGAATGGATTATATAATATTGAATCCGTAGAGCATATTTTTTTAAACCGGTCTACATTTGGGATTGATCAAAATCTTGATTATCTTTTAGAAGGCAGAGTCTTTGAATATGAAATACTCAAAGAAACAGAAAATGGTGTATTAACACCGATCGCCAATTCTGAATGGGCTGGACAATCAGCAAAAACTCTATGGGTAAAAACCAAGCTTATGCCTTACAATAGTGTCAATCCATGCTTGCATGCTGTAAGGCTGAATTATTCACGTTAATGCAGAAAGGTTGTGAGCATCATGGAAATCCGCATTGAAACCATTGAGTCAATGAAAAAAGATATTGAAAACCAAAACTATGATATCAAAGAATTGCGAGAAGAAAATAAAGAATTTCGTCGCGAAATCAATGATCTGCAAAGACGGACTTCCCTCAATGAGCGTGATATTCATAGTGGTATTGAACGACTAAGAAAAATTGATAGTAATACCACTTGGATTTTGCGTTTAATCATTGGAACAATTGCAGCCGGGATCATTGGTTACTTTTTTAAATTTCAATAAATATAAATAGAAAAGGAGAATAAACATGTTTGGAGTTCCTTTGAAAATTATTCAATATATTATTCTAGCACCATCCGTCATTCAATTAGTTAATACACTGGTTCAAACTTTTGAAAGTGCTGGCAACGGTGAGGAAAAGAAAAAAGCAGTATTAGATTCTGTTAAAATGGTATATGACACAACCAATTCATTCTTTCCAATTAAAGTGCCATATGCTTTTGTAGAATCACTTGCAGGAGCATCTGTTGATATAATTGTAGACTTTTATAATTTAATTGGTCATTTTAAGCATAAGAAAAAAGAAGATCAACCAGAACAAGAAAAAGATAAATAAACAGTCAATTAAAAAACACAAGAAATTACAGAAACACTCTGAATTTTTTGTGTTTTTTCTGTTTTTCTCTTGATTTCTCCTTAAAGCTCTATTATAATGAAAATGTATTGCGTAACGTGTTACGTATTAAAACTTGCATCCTGATGTTTTCAAATTTAAAATAAAAATTATCTCATAATCGGAGGAATACATATGATTCAAGTGATTGACAAATACTTGCCGGAAATGGCCCTACTTTCAGAAGTACGTAAGAAATTAAGAGAATGTAAAGATGAGTGGCTAGAGAAAGATGCAAAAGGAAACAATGTTCTTGGTCATAATACAGTTCGTCAAATTTTAGAAAGTGCTACAGACGGGATTACATATTGGGATTTTTATATTAAAGAACAATGGAGAGAAGAAGTTTACAAGTTTAATAAACAAACCAATTCATGGGTTTTTGATGGATATGTTTATCATGTCCGCGGCGGGATCTTTATCGCAGGAATTGGCTATCGTGAGCAATATGGGAGCAAGGTGGCTATAGGCGGTAAGGACAATCAAAATTCTGCCTATAAAGCAGCAGCCTCTGATTGTTTTAAAAAATCGGCTTCATTGTTCGGAATAGGCGAAGCAGTTTACTCTAAAATTAAAGTGCAAATGGATGATGATGATCAATACAATCAAATGCAACAAGATCCAAATTATGCATTTGTTCAACAGCCGTCATTTGATCCATCAGCAAATTATTATCAGCAGCCAATGCAACAATGGCAACAAGGATTTAATCATCAATCATTCCAAGATCAAAGTCAATCCTCTTGGGGGTATCCCAGGCAATAATGGATATTTTGAAAATCCATCAGTAAATTATCAAAATGGACAATCGGAGCCATTCAATATTCAACAAGATATAACACTTTCTGATGATGAATATCCATTTAATCCGCACAATGAAGGAACACCAGAAGCGGCTGCTTGGAATCAACGTAATATGAACGCACAAGCGCAGCAGCAGCCTTTTCAAGCGCAGCCACAAGGAAATGCTGAACCTCAGAAGGATGCACAACCTCAAGAATTTCAAGCTCAACCAGTAGGTGCTCCGGTGGTCCAAGATGAATCAAAAAAACCAGAAAAAAGCTATGTGCCTGTTACTTGGGATCAAGCAGAGATTCAGCGCACTCATCAGCATAAAGCACGGTTGGGGATTAAAGATGATGCACAATTCACCCAATATATTCGTGACTTCTTAAAAAATGACAAAGCTACCTTCAGTGACTTAAAACCGGAACTTTTAAAAGACTTTAATGATCATTTAGAAAAATTCACTGTATAGGAAGTGTTTATATTGGATGAAAAAATACAATTAGCAGAATGGTTTGTTCTCCATGTTGTTAAGGCAACAGCCGGTGTAGAAAATCGAATAAAAAATGCGATAAATTCCATAGAGCGATTTATGCAGATAGGATGGACCATCAAAGACTTGCAAGATGAAATCTCAGAATTTAGTAAAACCTATCCGCAAATCATTCCAAATATTTATCATTTAGATGAGATTATTGGCAATAAACAACCACCTAATAACTTAATTGATCCAGAAATGTTTTATTATCATAATGCACTACGGGAAGTGCCACCCCCAGTCAAAATTAAAATGATCGAAGGAAAACCAGTTAGGGAAGAACAATCTTTCTATTTAGAAATGAAGAAACGTTTTACTATGCAAGATCTACTTGCTTACTGGTATGAGCATAATGGTGTCAAGCCTAATAGTTCCATGTTAAGGCAAGACGAAGGCAAATTTAACTATTTGCTTGGGTTTTATACTGTAGATGAACTACTATTTGCCATTGATGTATCCAAGTCCATGAGAGCTCAAAAACAACAAATGCCATTACGTAATGTCTTTGACTTGGAAAGATATATGGAGGATGCCCGAATTTTCATGGAAGGAAAAAAGAATGTCCATCAATTAGCGGGAATCAATCGTGTCATTGCAAAGAGGGAATAGTGAATGAATGTAACCGAGAATGTTCAGGTGTGGGTGGAATGCGGTGCAGATACTAATTCTGCACGTTTTCCATTCACTCGAAAACATTATATGCATCCTGCATATACAGACCAGTTTCGTTACTATCATTCGAATATCGGTGTCTATGAAACCGTTATGCGCTATATTAATCCCATCTGGTTTCAAAATGAAAAAGGTAAATGGATGATTAATGCTCGTGACTCTTTAAAATACGGAGATTTATATTTGGATTTCGATTATCCACTTGAAAATGACGAGGACTTTGAAAAAATTCGCTCTGATGTTCAAATGGCTATCCGTTACTTAAAAATCATCCTTGCGATCGAACTAAATCAAATTAATATTTTCTTTTCTGGATATAAAGGCATTCATTTAACAGTAGATGCAAGAGTATTGGGGGTAGAGCCCCATCCGGCATTAAATCAAATCTATAAAGAAATAGCATTAAATATATCACGGTATACTACATTTGGAACACTTGATTCGCGTGTTTATGATGATAAGCGAATGTTCCGTATGATCAATTCCTTTAACAAAAAAGGTGGACGCTACAAGATACCTCTGACATATGATGAGATATGTCATAAGTCATTGAGCGAAATACGAGATATGTCGAAAGAACCTAGATGGATCAAGCCGCCGGCCGTCATTCCATCACCAAGAGCCAAAGTTGCTCTAAACAAGTATATTCAAAAATGGACGGAATCTGTTAATCGAACCAAAGTATTCTCGGGCAAAATGTTGGAATTGAAAGAAATACCACTTTGCATCAAGACCATGCTTGAGAAAACTTTTAAAGAAACAGTTGACGAGCGAAACAATTCTGCCACTGCATTAGCTAGTTTCTTTTTCCAAAAGGGTATGGATAGGGAAGAAGCATTAGCACGTTTAATCCAATGGGGAGAAGAAAATTGCCAGCCTGCATTAAAGCAGCGTGAAATTGAAACGATTGTTCATTCAGTTTACAACGGACAATATCGTTATGGATGTGAAACTTTCAAACGATTAAGCGGTGTTTGTTCTTTAGAAGAGTGCCCATTATTTAAAAAAGGAAATAGCTAATTAAAAGGTATTGAGATGGATAGATGTAAATGATTGAGAAAATAAGATACGTATTGATATTCTTTTCAATTGTCATTCCAATATCATTTTACGTTGCTATATGGATACAGAAAAAACATGATGAATCATACACACAAAAGAGGGAATTAAAAATGAAAATGTTCGTTTTCCAATATCTTGAGCAAGTTTCCGAAAATTTTCATGCAGGAGGTGGATTGATAGTTATCGCCAAGGATGAAGAACATGTAAAAGAATTAATTTTAAATGAAGAATTTATAGAAATAAAGGATGCTGAATGGAAAGATGTTGTTGTTTACGAGCTGAAGAATGAGGAAAAACCAAGAATATTCGTTTTCCCAGATGCTGGATGTTGTTAAGCAACAGATTATGACCATATAAGAAATGAGAGACTTTTCTCTCATGCAAAGTCAATGAATTCTCGTTGATTCTGCATGGCAGGAAAGAGAGGGAGCAGAAACATGAATTTTAATGATACATTTAATTTTGCTGAAATCATGAAACAAACGGAAGCCCAATTAAGATCAGATGAAGGAGTCTTTATATCGGATCAATCCAACCCGAATAAGATTCAAGTTATCAATCAAGAAGCTTTATTACAACGCCCCTTAACAATGATTGAACAAAGGATGCTTTATAATATCCAAAAAGTAGATACCTATTCTTGGTCTCGTGGTTCAAGGGGTGGATTAGATACAGGATTTGAACAAATAAACAATGTATTAGAAGGCGGCTTGCAGCCTGGTCTTATTCTATGGTCCGGCGCTCCGAATACCGGTAAATCAGCTATTATGCTGCAAGTATGCAAAAATATTGCCGAACGAAATGATAATGTGTATGTTTCATATCATTCACTTGATGATAGTAACAATGAGCTCATGCCTCGATATATTGCTTGTGATCAACAGATCACCATTGCACAAGCTAAGAATCCTGAACGATTTGTAGAAGAAACTGAAATCATAGAAAAGAGAAATGAAGGGTTGAAAAATCTTTACCGGCACATTAACAAATTCGGCATGTTTGATGGCAATGATATGACGTCTCTTGAACAAATCGAGGAGCACATTGAAAATATTTTAATGACGGTTCCTGAAGGCACTAAAATTGTAGTTGCGATTGACTCCTTTAATGATATTACAGTCAATAGTAAACAATTCAATAATAATGATGCCAGGAACGAATATGTAGCAAAAGCGATCAAAGACTGGACCGTTAAATATAATGCGATTGTCATGTGCACCGCTCATTTGCGTAAAACCAACGGGCGCCGGCCAACAGTTGACGACTTAAAAGACACGATTACTTTACAGTATGAAGCAAACTTAATCTGCCTTTGTTACAATGAAGTCGGTGTAAAAGAAGAGAATGCTTCTGTTTATTGGCTGCATGAGGATAAAGAAGAAAAGCAACCTGTGTTAGAAGTTAAGTTTGGTAAAAACAAATTTAGCAGCTTTAAAGGAACCAAATTCTTTGAATTTATGCCAGATCAGTCTTATTGTATTGAAGCAACAGAAGAAGCCAATCGTCGATATGCTTCACTCATTTATCAAGCATAAGGGGGTGTTAACATGGAAGAAATAAAAATAGAAAGCACCACTCCAGAATTGCAAGCAAAATACCTTTCAGACTATATTGAGAATGCTATTGCACAAAAAGTAAAGCTTGCTACTCTTATTCAAAAATATAATGAGCAATATAAAAAACTAACGGAAGACATAATTGACCAAAATGATTTAATTGAATATCTAAAAGAAGATCTTAAATCATAAAAAGGAAGTGAAACAAGTGACAGAAAGTGAACAGCTTGCTTTAGCACAAGCAAGACTTAACAAGAATTTAACATTAAAAGAAGACATACAAAATATTCTTAATGAATTAACACAGCAATATCAACAGCTATCAGATGAAATGCAAGCACAACTATTGGAACTAACTAAACTAGAAATGGAAAAAGCCAATTTTATAGGACACTCATTTGGTATTTATAATGATGTCAAAATTGATAAAGATGATAACACGATCTTTCATTTTGATGAATATGGCCATATGGAAGCAGCTATTGCAACAGAATTAGATTCTTGGAAAGATAGTTCTCACGTTACTTTACACGTAAAGGTGGGTTGAATATGTTATACTCCTATTTTTTTGATATTGATAAGTCTCACCGAATTGAAATGGACTTCAAAATATTAAATTTAGTCACCATTGATATAAACAATGTATCCCTTACATTTAAATTAAGTATCTCTGAATATATAAATAATGAACTGATGAATAGCAACAGCCGCATGGGCACCTTTATCTTCACGGATAGCAATAACAATATGGATATTAATTTTGACCGTGTAAGAATTAAGAATAAGTGGATTTTTACTGCAACTAATGGACAAAAGACAGATCAGACATTTTCCACTGGTTTAATCTCTGATCAAACCAATATAAATCCATTAGGGGTAGATATTATCAATAATCATACAGGATACATAGCTGATATAAAAGGAAATACATTAGCTATCTTGGAACAGACTTATGTTCCGCCAGAAATATAATTAAGGGAGCGATAATAATATTATGTTAATTGGAACACATCGTACTGTAGCTGAATTAGAAAAAATTATGGAAGAAAAGATAACAGCAAACAAAATGGAAATGAGAGAAGTAGAAAAAGAGTATTATGATCTTCAAAATGATATGCGGAACAATCCTCCAAGAAAAGGAACAGAAGATAATCGTCCTGCTCAAAGCCTTGCATTACAAAAACGCATTACAGAGCTTCAAGAAAATAATACTTGGTTAGAAAGCAAGATCCAGGAAGCTGAAATGGCAGAAGATCGAACACAAAAAGTTTATTTAACACTCAATGATTGTCTTCAATTAGGTATTGTATTAGCAGATGAACAAGGGGAGTAAAGAATGGAAAGAAGTGATGAAATTTTACAAAAAGCTTTCACATCTGGAAGAGGTTTGACTCGTTCGGAAAGAGGAGAGCTGCGTGAAGCTTATCTATATGAGCAAGAACAAAAACAATCAAGGAAAATATCGCTTGATAAAAAAACTGTTATCAGCAAAGAAGACATGTTGAATTTGCCGCGACATAAAGTAAACTGTCCAGACTTTGAAGAATGCCCTTTAGATTACAAGTGTCGCAATTTCAATCCGAAGTATATGAAGTGTCAAAATTGCATTTTGAATCAAGATGGACAAATATGTAACACGAAACTACATACACATGAAGTTTTAAGTGTGTTTATTAAGAGAAGCAGGGTGAATTTAGATGAAGAAAAATCATAATGGTTTTCCTATGGATTTTACCGCAATTGCCTTGCAACAAGCCTATAAATCAATCAATGATCCCGTTTATTGCCGTTATTGCGGTAAGGATATTAAACAACCATCTCAAGAAAGTACACACTTTGAAAATAGATGGTACAACGACTGGGAATTAGAAAATAATGCTCATGAAAAATGCTATCAAGCAAATCATTTTAAACAAGGGAGAAGATTTTAATGACGGAAGTACAAAAAGCTGTATTAACATTTCGAAATGAAATTGAATCAATTGAGAGTCTTGATATCAAAACGTTTGTGCAAAATGCTTTAAACTTAACGAAACCTTCTTTTTATGAAGATGAAGAAGTTGTAAACCATACAAAAAAGGTATTCAAGATTGTCAAAGAATTTTTGGACACAGAAGGAACCAAAGGTGCATTGCGTGATTTAATGCTTGTAGCTGTCCTTCTTTCAGATATTGCACTCAATGAATTACCAGAAAACCTCAAACACTTGCATCCATTAGTTGCTAAGGATTACTTTAAAGAAATTCAAAGTGATTTACAAAAGCCGGTGATTGAAGGCATCATTGATATCATTGAATCACATGAAGGCTCCAATGCACCCACAAAAGCTTTAGACCCACGGCCCGGGCAGCCAGGTTTCATTATTGCGTTAGCGAATAAAATAGCTCGTTTTGATTTTGTGGATGTTCATTTATAAAAAAATAATAACCCTCTATATATTGATGTAGAGGGTTATTATTTTGTCAAGATATTGAATTCTAAAAATTTTAGGAGTAAAATATAAAATGCAGTATGTAACACGTTACATCAATAAATGAAAGGATTTAGGAATATGAGTTTGATAAATGATGTTTTACAAACAATTGAAGAGGCATCCACTAAATATGGTCTGGATACCACTAAGCTAAAGAAAAAAATCGAATCACTAGATGCAGAAAAGGCAAATGAACAAGGAATGTTCTATGCACTTAATTCTGTAGATATGGGAGATCCAAAATGGACCTATGTAGCTGCACAATTTCTGTTAAATGACTTATATCACCAAGCAAGTAAAAACCGTGGCTACAATGCAGATTTAAAGTATGGCAGTTTTTATCAATTGCTGGTAACACTAACTGATGCTAACGTTTATAGTCCTTTGCTTCTTAAAAACTATACAAAACAAGAGATTGATGAACTTCAATCAGTTATGAATCCTGAACTAGATAAGTTATTTAATTATATTGGATTATTCCTTTTATCTGATCGTTATCTTGCAACAGATAAAAAGCGCAATGTCTATGAGCTGCCTCAAGAAAGATTTATGGTTATTGCCATGACCTTAATGATGAAAGAATCAAAAGAGAAACGTTTGGATCTTGTAAAAGAAGCATACTGGGCATTAAGTAATTTGTATATGACAGTAGCTACTCCAACTCTAGCCAACAGCGGTAAAGCATTTGGACAATTATCTTCTTGCTTTATTGACACGGTTGAAGATAGTCTGGATGGAATCTATATGAACAACTGGGATATTGCACGTCTATCAAAAGATGGAGGTGGTATCGGAATTTACTATGGAAAAGTTCGATCATTAGGTTCTGCTATTAAAGACTTTGAAGGCAATTCATCCGGCATTGTCCCTTGGATGAAATTAGTGAATCAGACAGCTGTTAGTGTAGATCAGCTTGGTCAAAGACAAGGTGCTATGGCCGTCTATTATGATGTATTTGGCAAGGATATCATGCGGTTCCTCGATTTAAAAACCAATAATGGTGACGAGCGCATGAAAGCACATGATATTTTTACTGGTGTTGCAATCCCTGATTTATTCATGCAAAAGCTTCAAGAAGTTGATGAAAACGGACGATCTATTGGAGAATGGCACACCTTTTGTCCATATGAAGTGAAGAAGTTTATGGGATGGAAAGATGAAAACGGTGTTCCTCTTGGATTAGAAGATTTCTATGATGAGGAAGATGTCAAATATTTCACAGAAAAATACAATGAAGCAGTTAACCATCCATTATTGCCACGTAAAACGTACAGAGCCATGGATATTATGGCACGCATTATGATGTCTCAACTTGAAAAAGGTGTTCCTTATATGTTTTATCGGGATGAAGTCAATAGACAAAACCCAAATAAACATGTATTAGGAAAAGGGCGCACTAGTATTTTCTGCAGCAACTTATGTACTGAAATTGCCCAAAACCAATCTCCAACGATCATTGTAGAAGAGTATAAGGATGAACGTGGCTACAATCATATTGTACGACGACCAGGTGACTTTGTAGTATGCAACCTTTCATCTATTAACCTTCCTAAAGCAGTGAAAGCAGATGTGTTAGAAAGACTAATTCGGATTCAGGTTCGTATGCTTGATAATGTGATTGACCTGAATACACTTCCAGTTGCACAAGCCCAGGACACAAATAAAAAATATCGTGCCATTGGATTGGGCACATTTGGCTGGCACCACTTGCTTGCTCTTGAAAAGATATATTGGGAGTCAGATGAGGCTGTACAGCGGGCTGATGAACTATATGAAGACATTGCTTATTACGCCATTCGAACATCTATGGAACTAGCAAAAGAAAAAGGATTTTATCCAGCTTTCCCGGGATCTGAATGGGAAACCGGCGAATACTTCAAACGCAAAGGTTATAACTCAGATCGTTGGAATACATTACAACAAGCTATTAAAGAGAATGGACTTCGTAATGGCTGGTTGATGGCTGTAGCACCAAACTCTTCTACAGCAAAAATCGGTGACTCTACAGATGGTATTGATCCATTATATTCCGTTGAATATGCAGAGGAGAAAAAGAACTTTAAGTTTAAAGTAACGGCTCCTGATCTGGATCATAACACCTATGCTTATTATCGCAAGGCTCGCCATGAATTAGACCAGAAGTGGAGCATTCTTCAGAATGCCAAGCGTCAAAGACATATCGACCAAGCTATTAGTTTCAATCTTTATGTGCGGCATGATATTAAAGCTAAAGATCTTTTAGATATTCACCTTACTGCATGGAAGAATAAATTAAAAACCACTTACTATGTTAGAAGTACCTCGCAATCTGAAATTGAAGAGTGTGAAATGTGCCATAGTTAAAAATAATTCTCCCGCTCATTATGAGAGCGGGAGACAAAGGAGGAATTACAATGACAATTAATATCCATGAACCATTAAAACCTGTAACTCTTATGAGCCTGAAGGAGCCTAACAAGACTACTGCTATTATCGGCGGAAAATTCTCAGGACTTTTAAACTGGAATGATATTGCTTACCCGCAAATGTATAAATTATATGAAACATTATTATCAAACTTTTGGAAAGCATCTGATGTAAACATGCAAGATGATATTAAAATGTGGGATCGTCTAACAGAAGAAGAACAAATCGCATTTCTAAGAGTAAACACAGCACTTGCAGGCCTGGATAGCTTACAAACTCCAACCATGTTAAATATTATGAATGTGATTTCTGATTCAGCATTTAGAATGATTATGGCTATCATTGCTCAACAAGAAGCCGTACATACTGAGTCGTATTCATACATTCTAAGTTCTCTTGTGACATTATCACAGCAAAACAAAGCCTTTAATGACATCAAAGAGGATCCCATTATAACGAAACGAAACAAATTAATCTTGGATCAATATCAGGAATTTATGAATCATCCAACACCATTAAACCTATTTCGCACATTGGTTCATTCTATCAATCTTGAAGGTATTTATTTTTATGCTGGTTTTGCATTTTTCTACTTCCTTGCATCACGACAAAAAATGCTGGCTTCTTCCACTATGATTTCTTATATTCAAAAAGATGAAATGCAGCATGCTTATTTTGTTGCACAGCTTATTCGAATTTTAATGGATACAATCCCTGAATTAAACACAGAAGAAAATATTCAATATATTTATGACAATATATCAGAAGCTGTTGAATTAGAAAAAGAATGGGCAGCAGATGTATTAAAAGATATTGATGGTTTAGATTTAAATGAGTTTAATGAGTACATTGAATATCTGGCTAACAAACGTTTTCGCCAGCTAGGATTAAAGAATTTATATCCAGAACGTGAAAATGTTATGCCTTGGATACAGGTGTTTGATGATGATATGATCTCAAACACGAAGACAGACCAATTTGAAAATGTACCGCGCACCTATCAAAAGGTTTCTATTTCAAATGGTTTTGATGAGTTGTAAAAAATGAAGATTGCTATTATTTATAGCTCGATGTCAGCATCTAAAAATACAGAAAGTGTCGCCCAATATATCCATAAAGAACTAGAAGATAGTGAGTTACATCTTGTGGAACATTTTTCTTTAGAAGCACTTCCTATGTATGATGCAATTATCATTGGTACATATACATGGGGGAATGGTGAGATACCACAAGAAATGCAGCCAGTATATGATGCATTTCTGAAACAAGATCTGTCGCATATCGTCACAGGTGTATTTGGAACGGGCGACACATTCTATCCACGATTTTGCGGTGCAGTGGATGTATTTAAGGATTTGCTTGCAGAGAAAACCAATCTAGCCGTTACATTAAAAGTAGAATTATATCCGCAGAGTAAGGATATACAAAAAACAAAATTGTTTGCAGAAAAGATAAAACAGCGATTAAAAGGTGTTAAACATGCGTATTCTCACATTGACAGATCTAAAAAAGGCTTTTGAAACCGCTCAGAACAAAGAATATCAATTTGTTGGCATTGCTGTGACCATTCCTAATACCGATGAGTTTGAAGTAATCATTAATCATAAAGCGAATTTCGATGAAAAATTGGATTACTATTTAAAAACATATAATGAAGACTTAACACATAAACATGCTGCGGGAATTGCCATTGTTGATTTTGCATTTGCAAATACATTTGAAGAAATCCAGCAGCAATTGTTAAATTAATAAAATCATTGGGGCCTGGTTTTCTCGGGCTCCAAATGAATATAAGGAGAAGATATGGAACTACTAAAAGTATACATAAGAGATCAACGAGATGAATTTCTATCAAATTACCTTCAAGATGCATCTTCTATTATAAATCGGATTCCATTAAAACTGGGATTTGATCCAAATAAAAAAATGAGTTCTTTTTCTTTAGCAACGAGGGGAAGGGGCAATGATCTAAGGCACTATCTAGAAGCATTAATGTGGAGAGCAATATATGAACCATTAAAAGAATCTGTTATTGAATCTAAAAATGGCAGCAGTATTACATACTCCAGGATAAAATAAAAGGAGGTCTATTGCTTGGAGCTACTGGGGCAATATTTCTTGATACACAAGAAAATGATTATGAAAGAATGGCATAAAGAAATCAATAGAATTGGTTTAAATGGAACTGGAACAATTCAACTGAAACACAAACCTGTCAACAATGCTGAATTATATGGCTTTCACACCAGCATGATCATGTTAGATGAGTTTCATTATTACGGAGATGAATCATATGGAAATCAGTGTTGATCAGTTGTATGAATTTAAAGCCTGCCCCTTACGGTATCACTTTATAGAACAAGGATTACCTATTAAGAAAACAGAAAATGATGGCTTGCGTGAAGCTGTAAAATCCACGATCAACTACTTTTATTTCATGCTGCATCAAGGAAAGCTAATTGGCATGGAGGAAATGAAGCAAAAGTTTACGAGTATTTGGTATGATCAAAATGATATCTATGATATTAAATTTGATTCTAAAGCTTCCAAAAGAAAAAAAGAATTGCTTGCTTTTGAAATGCTGACCCTGTTTCATCGCCAACAAAAATATAATCCGGACAAAACAGTTGCTGTGAATGTGGAATTTCGAATTCCCATTGCACAAGATTTCTATATAAGAGGCCATATTCCTGTAATACGTGAAACCATGAGAGGTCTTGAAATTGTCAATTTTAAAACTAGCCATACAAAACAAGATGAATTTTGGAATCGAACAGACATGGCTCTTACCTTGCAAGCTATTGGA